TTTTATTATTTTACTATTACTATTAGAGAAATAGCTAGGATATTTATTTACATTGTTCTTCCTGTTTTGCCTTAACGCAGGGCCGGGACCGCCTTGAAGTAATCTTAAGAACAAACTTTAGTTTGAAGTTGTCACATTTTTGGTTACAGGATTCTTTTTGTTAGGATTTTTAGGGCAATTACGACCCAAATGATCTGGATCTTCCATTCCACAAAAGAAACATGTGTCAAGCATAGGACTTTCTTCGAAGGATTGAGTTCGTTTAGGAGTAGTTTTAGGATTATTATTAGCTTTGTTATTATTATTATCACTTTGAGCTATAGGAGAGATGGTTCCAATTTTCATATTTGCCATTGATTTTTCCAATTGAGCAAGTAACCTATCAGGGTATGATTTAATTTCTTTCTTCTTGTATTCAGTGATTGTCTGAGCAACAGTTTCAGTAGCAACTGGCTGAACAATTAATTGACAATCAGGATCAGTGAATGATGTCCATCCACCGCTACCAGAAGCCCCATTAGGCACACCTACCCATTGAATGAATGGAAATAATCCACCGGAAGTTACCCAGTCTCCATCAGAATCTCTATGTAACTCAGGAACAGTTACATAACCTTGCCACAAAAACCCTGGCCACCTAGTGATACCAGAGCTATCAATTTCTTGAAATAAAGTAAATGATTCTTTGACAAGAGTAACAGCTTGAGAATTGAACGTAACAGAGTCTTGATTATTGAAAAATGCAGAAGGATTTCCACTAGAAGAATACATTACAACAAGATACACACCAGAGCGAGTAAAAGTAACACTGGTTGACCAGCCAAAGGGACCAGTTCCAGTTTTTACTGATGCTAAAGTGCAAAAATTGCCTAATGCAGCGTTAGTCCATTGAGGATTAACTGGAGTAATAGCAGAAATATCAAGCACACCTGTTTCCCAAGTAGTACTACCTGTCTCAGCTTGTGACAATGCTAATGAGGTAGGGAGCGATTCTAATATTGGTTTCAAAAACTCAATATTTAACGTGATATACAAATTACCATATACCTGCGCACCACCTGGAGTCAGTGGAGTGTCATTAACAATAAAAACATTACCAAAGGACACCAAACGATCATCACCACCGGGAGCATTAGAAGTAAACATGGATTGAGTACCTGGAGGAGGCCTAAAACGCAAAGTTTTAGGTTCAAAACATTGAAATTGCACTCTGTTTTGTGCTGAAGCAGCCTTATGCACAAGAGTAATACCAGTAGATCCAGCAGCATCTGAAGGATCAGAGTCAACATACATTATGAATGACCCAGGAACAGTAGTAGCACACGCGGGTTTATAGGACACTAATACTGATTTAAGGTACCACTTCTCATACAATCCAGCCAATACAGCAAGTCTCGTTCCAGCCCATGCGGATGGTTCTAAACCATAGGTGGTGATAACATTTCCAAGTGTTTGGTCAGCAGTGACGGAGACGTCAATAGCAAAATCATGCGATATAAGATGGGTATTGCCTGACTTTGGTGACATCGACATCTTCGACCTACCAAGTGAGTCATTAGCGACACGTAATCCTTGAACTTTTGAGCCTCTCCTACCCTTACTGCGGCGAGCAGCCTTCTTAGAAATATTCTTGACTTCACGCTTTGCTGCCTGTGCAGCTTTACGCACCTCATTTTGTATTTTCTTTTTTCCTTTCCCTTTTCTAGGCATTAGACCTATATATCTAGCAAGAGCTTGTAGATAGAAGTAAGTTGAGAATAGGTAGTCGTTACCGCTAGCACTGTAAGCAGCAGTAAGATCAGCAAGGTACAAATCAGCTTCGTCGGCGTCGTAATGAAAGTCGTGAGCTTTGCAGATGGAATCGAGCTTATCGATTGCTTCCTTTTGAAAAGAAGAATCTCCGTAACCTGGACCACAGTAATTACCGTGATATTGAAACTGCAAGTATGTAGAGGGGTCTCTTAACATACTTGGGCTCAACATCACCAGGGAGCCAAGCAGGTGACGATTCTAAATTTAACCAGAAATAATCACGTAATTCCTGTACAGTAGGGACATACTTACTAACTAAAGACCTAGGCATCTCATCAAGCGATCCAGCCAAGTCATCATCCCAGATGAGCGAGAGGTCGATTTTTCCTTTGGTTTCCTTATGTAACACCATCAAATACCGATAACAGTAATTGGTGTACTTCACCGAGCAATAGGCACCTAGAGCAAATAGCGCGAGAACTTTAGCATACAATTGGTTCACAGTAAGCCCTTCGTTTTTCAACAAAAGACCTGCCCATAAACGCTGTTCATTGTATCTAGGGACATAAAATCCTCGATCTACCACTATTTCAGCACCAAGGAAAGTTAGGCCAACCAAAGTGTCTTGAACACGATTCTTCCTCTTTCAAGGACAACTGAAACCTTTTGTAAAACTCTGCCCTGATCGCATAGGGCGCGAGAAAACTGGAGGAAACAGTAAATCCAAGAAGATTGTCATCAGAGTAAATGCAACCCCCAATCAAATTGAGCAAGTCATAGAAACTTTCAGGATTGAGGTGATAGACTAACATGTTTATGATAATATACAAATGCATAATACAGTTGTCTGCAGTAGTATTACATCTACCTGACATTTGAGCTCCAAAGAGTCTAATAACCTGGCCGTTGGAGAGTATTAGGTAAATATACATATCTTGTCGATACATATAGCGTATACGGGCGTAATAGTTTTTGTCAGAACCTCCGTATACTCGTAAGCGCAGATTTCTACATACCCGAAGCAGGTATATAATAATATTTTTATCCCACTTGCGTACATCACCCATCACAAACTTTGTGCAATTGCGAAAGAAGCGATGTAACATGGAGTCAAAACCTCCATATTGGAACATAGCACCGACTGCAAGAAGCCAGTCAACATTGTTGTAGAGCAATTTATTGAAGTATTGATTGTCTTGTGCAGATGAAAAGAAATGATATCCATGAGGAAACATAAACATTCTACCATTCTTTTCTTCAATCTTCTTCAATGGAAGGATTTCCTTTTTACCAGCACCCTGGTAAGGAACCCACCAATTTAACAAATGTGACTGATGCCTCCAAATCTGGTACTCGTCCTGAAGGTAGCCCATCTTTACGAACTCCTGTTTGTTAACAAACTGGCGAGATGGACCATGACCCATAGAACCTTTGGGGTTGTATTGGACTTCCCCTATTGGAATTTCTTTAGACTGTATTCCAAAATATTCGCAAAACTTCACTAAAAATTCGAAGGATTTATCAAGCACGGGCTTAGGCAGATCAGGCTTCTTCATCAAATTATTAGCAGTCAGAAGTTTTACTTGGTTCACTTCAGCTTCAAAGTCAGGATTAAATACAGCAAATGGAAGTTTGTTGGCTCGGGACTGTGCCTCAGAATCAAATTCAAGAAGGCGCTCTCCTACGCTCCGATCAACCACCACTTTAGGACGGATCTTCTTCAGCGGCGGAACAAAGCCAACTTGCTGCGCATAGCCCAAATTTTCTACTATGGGGACACCTGGTGGGGGGCTATTTCGTAATTGACGCCACCAGGCCGACCAAGAGGGGGCACCTTCCCCCA